AGTTACACACTAGCAGGCAATCTCTCTTTGAGGCAAAAAGCCCTTAATTTACTTTATTTTTATTAAATAGGAGCTTTGTTCAATGAGTAATCCAAGTGGAGTAGTTCATCTAGAACTAGACATTACAGGTAATATCACAGCGTCGAATATGAGAAAAGCAAGAGTTACTGACTCTCTTGCAATCAGTAGTGCTACACAAGGAGTTGCAAATGCTGCTGATTGGAAGGCAAGTGGAATTGAAGCGGGTGGTAGAGTTGATCTAGGAACCGCTACAACAGCAGATGTTCTTGTCAAGGATGGAACTGGTAAGGTTTTGATTAGTACAGTTACATATACGTCAGATACAGACATTCTTCCAATTCCAACAGGTGTCACAGGCCCAATCACAGTGACAGTTACGAATATTTCTAATGCCGCACATACGCTCAAAGTACACTGGTGGGTGAAAAGATGACAAGAGTGAGTGAAAATCCAAGTGTCATGGATGGAGCCCTGGGAAGGTTCTCTATTAGAGAACTTCTACCAAGACACTTTCGTGTTATTGATATGCTTGTTGCAGATCACACGGTTCAGATCATTGCAGATACACTTGGTATGACAAGACGGGCTGTGGGGATGATTAAAAAATCCCCTCTTGTCCAAGAAGAAATAGCAAGACGTAGAAAGGAGGATCGCACGGGTGAGGTTCTTGGAATGGACCGAGAAGCCATCATGGGCAAGGCTCGATCTATTCTAGAACAAGCCACAGAGCCAGCAGCGTTGAAGATTGAGCAACTTATGCATCATTCAAAGGATGAAACTCTTCAATTCAACTCTGCAAAGTACATTTTGGAACAGATGTTTGGAAAGCCCGGTCAGGGTACTCAGATTGGTACGGTTATCAATGTGAGTGCAGAGTATGTTCAGTTGTTGAATCAAGCAATTAGGGAGTCAAACAATGAGCACACCAGCAAACAACAGCCCAACCCAGCCCCAACCAGTTCCTCCGAAGGGGGACAAGTCAATGTTTGTGAAGTCCAGCGGAATGGGGAGTAAGCCGTCTGATATGGGGTCGCCAAATAAACCAGTTTCGTCGAAGTAAGAAGGCTAGTGAATGAAGAAAAACAAGTCAAATTTTCCATATATCCTTAAGATACCAAAAGATGTAGTAGTTAAAGGAGCAATTACTCTAAAAGTTGAAGATAAGTACTATGAAACTCGTCGTGTAGTAGATAAGGAAAAGTGTGTGTATACTCAACTTCCAGAGCCCTGGAATAAGAAGCCATAATTGACTCAAGCCGTTAAACAACTAGACCTCCCCGCACTCCGTGACTTAGCGAAGAAGGACCTATACTTCTTCGCTAAGGGGGTGTTGAGGAATGATAAGATGGTGGAACACATCCACCTTCCGTTGTGCAGATTCCTCATGGCTGGCACAACTCGGAAGTTGATTATCATTCCTAGAGGTTGGTTCAAGACAACCGTCTGTACCATTGCTTATCCAATCTGGTTGAGTATCAACAATCCGAATATTAGAATCCTCCTGGTCCAAAATAGCTCCACAAACGCCTGTAAGAAACTCAGTGTGATCAGTAGCAACTGGCTGGAGAATCCATTGCTCAGAGCAATGTTCCCAGAATTACTACCTGGAAAGAACAGCACCTGGAATGCAGAGTCTCTTTGCCTGTCCAGAACCCAGTCCTATCCAGAAGGCACCTATGAAGCTGCCGGTACAAACACCAAGGTTGTTTCACGGCACTATGATGTGATTATTGAGGACGATACAGTTGCGCCGGATTTGGATGAACTGGGTAATGAAACCCTAGCACCTACACATGATGATGTTCAGAAGGCCATTGGCTGGCACAGGACAAACTTGTTGCCCCTAATGAATGACCCAGGCAAAGATACCTCTCTAATTGTGGGGACAAGGTGGTATGATGAAGATCTAATCTCCTGGGTCCAGAAGAATGATCCAGACTACAAAATCATGACCCGGGCAGTCAAAGAGAATGACCAGGGTGAACCAGATGATAGTGGAAAGATTGCCTGGCCGGAGAGATTCGACCAGCCAGTCTTGGATCAACTTGAAAGAAATCTAGGCTCGTATATGTATGGGGCCTTGTATATGAACACTCCAACTAGGAAGAGCGATATGTTCTTCAAGCCGGAGTGGTTTATGTATTATGATCATATGAATACAATGGAGTTAGATGTATACACTACAGTCGATCCGGCAACAGACCCGAATCTATCTAATAGTCCAGAAGAGGTCTGCGACAACGTGGTGCTAACTACCGGCAAAGATAGAAAAACTGGATACATCTATGTGCTAGAATACTTTGCAAAGCGGTGTAATCCAGGGGAGTTGATCGCTGCGATTTTCGACCACGTTATCAAATACCGGCCATTGAAGGTCTGTTATGAAAATGTGGCATATCAGAAGTCCCTTGACTACTGGATCAAAGAGGGCATGAAGGAACATGCAATTTGGTTCATCTTGGAGCCTATCAAACGTGGAGGTAAGGACGCAAAGACTGGTGCAATCATGGCTCTTCAACCATTGTTCCAAAATAGGGTGTTGTTTGTCAAGCCTTGGATGAAGGAGCTTATTAGTCAGTTCCTCAAATTCCCCCGTGGAAAGTTTGTAGATATTGCCGACGCCCTCTCCATGCACCTCCAACTCTGGAAGCTCACCCGGTCTAGATACGAAAGAGAACAAGAACAATACGATGAAAATGACCCCCTGAACTACGAAGCCGCAGTCCGGCAGTTCCAACACGCTCGTCGTGCGAAGGGCCTTCAAGGTCTGATATACGACCCCCTTTATTATGGAGGTACTGCCAATGGCGTATACAGACTATACGGCTAGTGAATGGATGGAGCAATTAGATGAGGGTGCAGACTACCGACGGAGGTTTGGCCTGGAGGACAAGTGGTCAGAGCTAGAGGCCATTTACTATAATGTCCATGAATCCATGATGGTCAGTGGTCCAAATATCCTGCTCAGTCAGGGCGATGCTATGATGAGTAGTTTGACTGTCCCTTCTCCATATATCATGGTCAAGGGAAATAGACCACAGGATTTGGCAAAGGCTCCGTTTGTAGAAACTTTGGATAATATGTTCTTAGAAGAGATGGACCTCCAAACTGAGGTAGAGAAAGCAGTCCTTCACGGCTACCTATTTGGCCGGGGGATTATTAAATTTGGATATGACAGCCAGTGGGGGTTTGATTCAGAGTTAGATATCGGGGGAACCCTGCAACTGGGTTTGACTCTTACTCAGTTAGACAAGACTGGTAAGAGGCAAATTGAAAATGACTCCAAGGTCCAACCAGGTATGCCCTGGGGTAGATCGGTCCTTCCTCATGACTTCACCGTGCCGTGGGGGACTTATGACATTGATAATACTCCCTGGGTAGCGACAAGACTTTGTCGGCATATTGATGATCTCCGAAGTGATCCAAAGTATGAAAACACCCGTGGGCTTGATCCAAACATGTCCATTATTGACTTTGTGAACAGTTATAGGAATCTCCAGAAGCCACTTAAGGCAGGTAATGTAAACTTCAACAAAGCAGAGTTTGTGGAGTTTTATGAAATCATGGATCGAAGGACTGGGAAGATTTTCTGCATCAGTAGGGGTAGAGACAAGTTCCTCCGGAATGACCTAAATGAACTTCAAATTGAGAATCGTCTACCTTTTGCTAGTGTTAGTTTTACTCCTCGTACTAGAAGTTTCTGGACTACTCCTGATGCTTTTTATCTTTACTTCGCACAGTGTGAGTTGTCAGATATTGCCCTTCAAAGGACCAAGCAGCGTCGGCTGTCTGTGATGAAGTTCCTATATAACTCCAGTGCAATCACACAGGAGGAACTGGAAAAGGCCCTGTCTCCAGAGGCTGGTGTGGGTATTAAGATTGAAGACCAGTTCAAACTGGGTGATGCCATTGCGAAGATGGACAACCAGCCGATGAACCAAGGCTTTCAGATTGAAGAAGAGGTCATTCGGAGTAATGCTAGAGAGCAGATTGGCTTTTCTAGAAACCAGGTGGGTGAATATAGTGGTGGTCGAAAGACTGCATCAGAGGTAAATGCCGTTGAGCGATCCTCACAACTGCGGATGTCCCGGCGTGGACAGGCAACGAAGA